TTTGTAAGTTACGTCGCCACCAAATTTACCTAAAACTTTTGAAGATACATTTCTTAAGCCTTTGGATATTCTAGACATTACAACCTATATGCAATAACAGAACCGCTTGCCAAAGTAAAGCCAGTTATTACGCCACATATTTCGCAACTAGCGTCTAATGTAATGCTTGTGCTTGCCCCATCTATGTTTTGAGCCGTTAATGATGCAATTACAGTATCTTCATTAGCTTGTAATTTACCAAACCTACCTGTTATTGCTGATGTATCATTAACAATTTTTGCTGAGGGAAATTCGTAAGCCATGGTTAACTCCTTTTTACTGATATTGTAGCTGGACCACTAATGCGTATGCCAGTTAAGTATTGTTCTATTATAGGCGGTATTCTGTTTGCACCAACAGCACCGTAAAATCTAGGCGTAACACTTAAATTTCCAATCGAGACTTGGTTAAAATCTTCAAAACCACTTAAATCAAGTCCATCTTTATTATTGTTTAAATATACGGCAAGGTGTATCTGGGCGTGTTTTACCCTATCAGGTATTTCATCATCAGCATAAAAAGCTGGTTGTAAATTACTTGGGTATAAAGCGTTGTAAGTACTTGTATATGTATATGGTTTTTTAACACCTGACCTTGGCCATTCTAATGCTTGTGCATCATTTGTTCTTGCACCTAAAAACCTTTCTCGGTCAACTCTTTGGGCAGCACTAAAAAGTGCTCTGTTTTTTTGGTCAGTTGTACTTGACGCCCAAGCTGTTACATCGTCATTTTCCACAAGGCCGTCAATAAAAGCTTGTGCAGCAGTTAAGTCAACGTATGTATTTGCAGTTGCAGCTCCAACTGTATTAACTAATGATATTGCCATTTGTTTTTAATTTTTTTGGCTTTTTTTGTTTTTTTGGCTTTGGTACAGGAGAAGCTGCCTTTTGTTTAGCAGCTTCCCTTTCCCTTAATCGCCTAAATGTGGCAATGCCCATTACTTTCTAAAAGCTGAAACAGCCGTTGAACTTGTCACTCTGAAAACAAAAGTTCCAGATGAAGCTGCTGTCACATCTGCATCACCAACTATTGTTACATTTGAGCCTGCTGTCAAAGTAAACTTATGAGTTGATGTTGCCTTGTTGACAATAGTTAGTTCAAAGGTTTGCCCAACTTTGTTTTGTACACCAAGAGCAGTAAGAATAGCTGCAGCAGTTGGTGTCGTAATAGTCCTATTACCTGTAGGTGTACCATCAACAATGCCTTCAATAAGTTCAGCACTTGTTAATGTATGTGCTCCATTTTCAGTTTTTATAACCTTAGTTTTGGTTAATTGACCAAATGGAGGGTTTTGTAATTCAAAAATACTAGCCATGAAAGTTTTCCTCTTAATCTAATGGTGATGTAACAGTAGCCCTAACAATGCCGATATTTTTTGTGTCATAAACCTTAGACCAATTTGTAGCTGTTTCAAGCTGAGTTCTGGTTGGGTTTGTTGTAGTAACTGCCCACTTTGTACCAATAGGGTGGTAAATGTAAGCGTGCTTAAATGACACAACATCTTCAAAAGCAAGTACGTCTCTGTCAACTAATGTTTCCAATGCAGCCTGTTCGCCTGTTGCGACGCTACCTTGAGCAAAAAAGTAAACTGCATATTCAGTTGAAGCACCAGAGCCAGCTTTTGGAATATCGTCAGAAACCACAATATTCATACCCATATACTGAGGTACAGATACGTCACCGTAAGCACCAGCAGAAGAGCCACCAAAAGCATCAATTGTACTTGCACCTGTTGCTGCAGTACTTAAACGTGCTTCAGTATTTGTTACGTAGTCAAGAGCCTTACGTTCTTTTAACGCATAAAACACTTTAGAGTGCATCGCAATAGTTGTAAGCTTATCGCCTTGGTCGCCAAGTAACGATTGTGCTTTTGATACAGTTCCAGCACCTAAAGCCGATGGAGAATCGCCTGATTCTGAATCAATGCAAAGGTCAAATAAAGCTGAATCACTTGTATTTGCTGTAAGCGAACCAAAAACACCTTGTAAGCAAGAATATAAATCTTTTTGCTTCTCGTTGTTTATGTATGCACCAAGTTTTTGTCTTATTGCACTTATTGGGTCAGGTGAATTTGAACCAATTTTTTGCCCTGCAAGTTGTCTTGCTGAAAAAGCATCACCAGCAGTAAGCACAACACCTATTTGGCTGCTCTGTTCAATTTTGTTTGGTGTTAAAGATGAACTATCGTTCAGTCTTGTATAGTTACCACTTAGATTTGCCTTATAAAAAGGGATGTTGACGAAATTTCCGCCCTGAGTTGAACTCAAATTTAATTCTGCTAAAGGTGCTACTACTCCACTTTGTAAGAAACTATCCCTTAAGGTTGTCTCCTCAATAATGCTTGCAGCAAACACCTCTGGCACAATAATGTCAGATAATGTTGTAGCCATTTTTTAAATGGAAATTTTTACAATTTTAGGCACAGCCCCCTTAACATCAGCACAGCCTCAATTAAGTTTTTAAAAGTCAGCACAGCCAACTTTATTATTAATTAAACTATAACTTGAAATTTGTTATTTGTAATCTTTTGCGACTTTTTTCGCTTCTAACCAAGCATCACGCCCATATTTTTGATGTATTTCCATAGCTGCAGTGTCCTCTCCACGTGCCATACGTTTTAAAAGGTTTGTATCAATACCAGCAACAGAAGTAATATTTTCTGTTTTACCTATTGGTGCTCCACTGCCCATTGGTTGTTGGTTTTTTAACGCCCAAGGTTGAATTTGTTCTTTTACCGCTTCTTGTATTGGTTTTGAAGTAAAACCATCATCTGACATATAAACAACAGTTCCATCTTTATTTACTTGTATTTTATCCCTGTCAAGCTTGCTCATTGCATAAGCTGGGTCATGAACATATTCAGACAAAGCATTAACAGCAGGGGTAACAAGTTTTAATTCTTTTAATTCGTTTTGCAAACTTTCTATCTGGGCATCTTTTTTTTCAATATGTTCTTTAAACTGTTGTTCCCTTTTGTTAAGTGCTTCAGTATATTGGCCTTTTTCCTCAAGCCTTTCTTGTTCAATTTGCTGTTTAAATTTAAGTAAAGAATCTATACTTTCACCCTCTGGCAATGTTGCAACATTTTTAGCATTACTTGCAATCTTTTGTTTTTCCTCAACAACTTCCCTATTTTTTTTCTTTAATAATTCAATTTCTTGCTGTAATTGTTTTATGACAACATCATTGTTACCTGTTTCTGGTGCTGTTGTTTCTTCAGACATAAAGGTTTAATAAAGTATTTCTAATATACCTTGTTTTGTAAAACTTAGCATTTCCAGCGTTTTAAAGCTTTATTAATACGACTATTGGGGTCATTTGCAGTTTTTTTACTTGTTCTTTTCTTTTTCATGCCCTCCATACGTTTGCAAAAGCTTTTACGTCTTGCAGCCCTTTTGCCAGTTGGTTTATCTTCTGTTACAGGTGCTTGTAAGTTACTGCCTGTAGCCCTGTTGTATTTTCTGCGTCCTTTAGCAGTAAGGCCACCTTTTTTTGACTTTTCGCCTCTTTTTACAGATAACGTCGGTGGTTTCTTTTTAGCCATTATTTGCCCTTCTTTTTCATTGCTATTGTATGTGCTTCAGTAAATGTTTTACCACTCAACATCGCTTTTGTCATTTCATTAATATGTGCTGCTGTATGCCCATGTGTTTTTTTATGCCTTTGCAGAGCATCTTTTTGGCGTTTAGTTAATCTAACTCTGCGATTATTTTTTGCTTTTGTTTTTGTTTTCATTTTTTCTTTGTTTTGGTTTTTTTACGTCTATGTTGATATTTTATTTTAGCTTTACCAGTTTTTTCTCTTTTAAACCTTGCCTTTTCTGCTGCTGTCATTTCGCCTAGTGTCTTAGGCGTCTTACTTGAGACTCGTTTTGTTGGCCTACAAGCTGGATAGCCTCTCCTTTTTTTCTCAGCTTGAGAACGGCCACAAGGTTTACCAGTTTTTACATCTACCCATTTTTCCTCAAGCCAAGTAGTTAAACCACCTTTAACCCTCCTTGTGCTACTTTTTTTTCTTTGCACTTTTCTTACCTTTGGCTTTTGGTTTGTTGGCAACTACATAAGTACCACCACGTTTTTTATATTCACGAACAAGCCACATATTTGCATAGGCAGACGGATATACAGGAAATTTACGTTCTGCTGCTCTTTTTACACGAGCATACAATTTTGGGTCTGTTGGCTTGTTTATTTTGGCCATTACTTTTTAACAACTTTTTTTTTAGGTTTTTTCTTTTTTGGTTTCATGCTTGAACCGTATCCAATACCTTTTGGCATAATAAAAAAAGTAATTATTTTTATTTTACCCCTTAATTCTTTTTTCGTCTCCTTTTTTTCTTACCTTCTGCTGTTTGTAATGCAATGGCTACTGCCTGCCTATGGGGTTTGCCTTCTTTTTTTAATTTTTGTATATTTTTAGAAATAATTTGAGTTGATTTACCTTTTTTAAGTGGCATTTGCTTTTGCTAACTCTTCCAATGTTAGCGTTGTACCGTCAGAACGTACAAAAGTCCTAAATACATCAGTTGGGTTTTTTGTTTTTAATTGTTCCCTATATATTTTACTTTTTTCAATACCAAATACTTTATTTTGTGTAGCAACATCTTGTTTACTTAGCCAAACCGCATAGTTTTCATTTGCTGGTACTAATTTACCTCTATCAGATAAACCAGTTTTACTTGGCCTTTGTAAACCTTCAGTAAGGTCATCTTGGTCTAAACCAAACCTATCAAGAAATGCGTCCTTAATAATTGGCACTATGGTTGACCGACAATTAAAGTGTTGGGGTGGTTGTGGTCCTTTACCCATTTGGAATACTTGCCCATCAAGGCGACCACATATTGCTGAAGTTCTACTATCTAAGGTTGCCACATATTTATAACGGTCAATCATATCTGCATTTGCTTTGAAAACACTATTTATTGCAGTATTGCTTACTTGGTTAATGCTAGTCCTAACAATAGTGTCAATTTGATTGTTTGGTATTACAGTACCAATACCACCTTTGGCTTTTATTTGACTTAAAGTACCAGTTTCTTCAAAATTTAATTTACCCCTTAATTGTTTTGAAATTTGTTGTGTTGTTTGGTTTGCAAGCAAGCCTGTCCTTACAGTGCTTTGAAATAACTCTGTTTGGCTTTCTGCTATACGCCTAAATGCAGTTCTTACATTTACACCGTTAGGTAAATTAATAACAGCCCCATCACGTGCGGTAATACTAAACTTAGGCACTACACCAGTTTGTACAACAAATTCCTCTGGCAAAGTAAATACATTTATTTGTCTTGGGTCTGTCTCTACAACACTGCGAGCAAATTGTGGACTTATTTCTACAGTACGTACTGCATTTTTTGCACCATCACTTGGTAATACTTTGCGTAACTGTTCTTGTATAAAAACAGATTGCAATTCTGCTAAACCTTGCAACTCTGCAGTTGTTGTTAATGCACTTTCATTTGCCCAAGTACCCAAACTTTCTTGTAATTGCAGTAAAATAGTACGCTGCCTGTTTAGTGCTGCAGGGGTAAGGGTTAAGTCGCCAGTATCAAATTTTTTTAATTCATCTGTTATTTGTACAATAATGTCGTTGTAAGCATTTACTATTTTTTTTGCTACGCCATTTTCATACCTATTTAGGTTTATAGCATTACGGTATAACGCCTCTGGTATTCGTTGCCGTTCTATACTCATTATTCATTTTCTGTTGTTGTTGCCTGTTGGTCGGTTTCTACCAAGCCACCCATTTGTGTTTTGTTCATCATATCCTCAATATCAAAATCTTCAGATAATATTTCGCCTTCAACAAGTTTTTTAAGTAACTCCTCTTGGTCAATAACACCTTGGGCATATATTTTAAGTAGGGCGTCAACTTGTGCTGGCTCAAGGCTGGTATCAACAAAGTCTCTATTAACAAATGTTGTTCCAGCAACACTTTGTTTTAAAAATGCAGCGTGGAATTTTAGGCAGTTATCAAGTAAATCTTGTATTTGTTGTGATAAAACCATTAAGGTACTATCACCTTGCGACCTTTGTATTCTTTGCGATTGGGCAGTTTCAGCCGACATTTTTTGTCCAAGTATGGCAGCTAAGCCAAGCTCATTTATTTGATATTCCAATTTATCAATTCTCTCTTTTTGTGCGTTAAAACTATTACCATTTGGTTCAATATAACTTGCACTACTGCCCTCTGGTAATGATAAAGCCTCACTTGGACCAGCACTTACCTCCTCTGCTGCTGCTGGAAAACCAAAAAATGCCAGCATAGGCACAGCACTTATATGTAATTGATTATCATAATCACTTTGTATTTGATAGCTTTTTATATTTAATTCTGCAATATCTTCTAATGGTGGGCGACTTTCATAAATTCCAACTTTGTTACTATAGGCAACACTAAAGGGTATAAAATCCAAACTGGTAGTACCTTCTTCAACTTGTTTAAAATCCCCATCATTATTACGTTGAAATAATTGAAAACTGTTTGGTTGTAATACTCTTATTTGTTCAACTGTTTCCTCACCATATAAACCTTTAGGTCTTACAATGCGTTCCATAAGTCTTAGCTGAGTTAGTTCCCTTAAGCCATCTTTTACCTCTGTACGCCAGCCAATTATGTCTCTTGGTGTATATGGAATCCAGTAAGGTCGACCTCCGTTAGCAGGGGCATCAACTAAAACACCAACATGGCCATATCTAATACAAAGCCTACTAATGTTATAAACAAAATTGGTTAAGTTATTTCCTTCTAAATCAACATTAAATAATTGTTCCTCAATAATATCTGGTACATCAGAAAGTCTTACTGGTTTACGTGTGAGCATACCAGCCAACATACGTTCCATACGTACATAATATGGTGGGCAAACAGACCTACTTAAACGAACGTCGTAACTTTCATCCTCCTCTCGTGGCTCTTGTTTTAAATAAATTCTGCTTTTGCCTCTTATTTTACTTGAACCCTCAACTAAATCTTCAATTAAACCCCAATGGCTTTGCATATTACGCCACGCCTGATTTTGCTGTTGTACTTCAGTTACTTCTATTTCAAAGCTATCAATTCTATTTTGGTAAAAGCTGCTGTACATTGTTTTAGTTTAATAATATCAGGTACTTAATAAATTCTAATACCTGTTTTTTGGCCTGCCCTGCTGTAAATCATATTAAATTCTCTATAGCAGAGATAACCAAGAGCATCGTTAAGGTGATCGTAGCCATTTTGTTTATCTGGGTCGCCTGTTTTTTCATCATAGCTTTGAAGCTCCAAACATTCTATTAATCTTGTGGCTTTGGCATAAATTGCCATACGTATTTGGCCTTTACTGTTTTCCAACACCGCCTGTAAAGTTTGCACCCTGTCTTTAATTGGTGGATTACTACGCAAGGCCATATTGGTAAAACCATAACTTTCCAAAATAGCGATGTCAGTTTTGCTTGCATTAATAGTTGACCTTGCTGCTCCACTGGCATCTGGATAAACAAATATTTTATTGTTACCATAACGCCTCCTTATTTCCCTTGCCAGAGCATCAGTGTCTTGTTGTTTAACAATTTCATCAACAACGATAAGCTTATTGCCTGCGGTAACACAAACAACAGCGTTGCAATTCATAACGTTAAAATCAATACCAATTTTTAAAATTTCATTTTCTAAGGGGAACGGCAACTCGTTTATAAGGTGTTTATCCCTGTTAAACCTTGAGTAAACCTGACCACTTGTTAAGTTGCAAAAATTACCATTAAGATAAGCTTGTATTAATTGTGGTGGATAATTTTCTAATAAGCTATCAATAAATCCTTCTGGTAAAAATGGATTATCGCTTGTTTTGGCTCTTATTAGCCTTGTATCTTCTTTGGCGTTTTTTTCAAATGTATCAAATGCCCAACTGTGACCCTCTGGTGTGGTAGTTGCATAAAACTGTTGCACATTACCAGAACGTAACCTTGCAAGTGCCATGTTCATGGCCTGTTCTGCGTCACGCTTGTTTACAGTGTCAGCCTCGTCAAATCCAACTGCTGATAAATTTTGACCACGTAAACGTTGATAAGTCAAAATTGTACGCAACAAAATGGTATGTATGCCTTCTTTAAATTGAAGTTGGTACTCTGGCAAAGGGCTGGCTCTAAATGTAAAAGGCACTTGCCATTGCTCCAATAATTCGTTAAGTGTGCGTATTAATATGTCTCTAACCATGGGCGAAGTTGGCTCAAAAATGGCACTAATACAACCAATGTTCATTGATGCCAATATTATGGCTTTACTTACAAGTGCGTATGTTTTACCAGCACCAAACCCACAAACAAGTGCAAGTTTACGGTGGTGTATATCTTGGCAAAAGGTTTGTTGGTGTGGCAGTAAATCTTTATAAACCCTTTGTTGGACTTGGTTTACACTAGGTAATTCAAACAGGCCGTCACCATGTAATATATGCCCTTGCTTAACAGTTTCTAAAATACTCATGAAACAAGGCTTGCAAGTTTAGCTGCTGTATTAATCGCACCTAATGCAATATGGTATTGGCCAGCCCTACGTGCTTCCATTTGTATGGTGGAGCATTGAGCTAAAAGATCAGCGACCATTTGGGGTCTTTCAATATCCCAATCGGCTTTTAATTGTTGTCTTGCTTTTTTTAAATAATTATCAACTGTACGAACACTCACCCCCCAATTTTCTGCAGCATATCGCAGACAATCAGACCTACGCCCACCATTTGCAATAATTCTTGCAAACTTTTGAACTCTTAAATCAATACCAGCTTTTGTTTCGTTTTTAGCTGTCAATTTTAAACTTATTAATTTATTTATATATACAATAGCTTAATTTAGGATTTTGGAGCGTCTGGGTAGGGGTTGCACCTCCGCTTGACCGTTGGGGACGGCCCTCGCCTGCTTCAGACGCAAACTTATATTAACGCCTTTATACATAGATGCACCCATTTCTTTAATTTTTGAAAAAGGGAGTATTGGCACTGTTAAATTATCTTTACATTTTTTATTTATAAAATACAAATACCTTAGTTGATAACCCTTTGTTGGCTGCCAAGTACGAAATTCTTTTGATATTTTTAAATGGTGTGCCTGTATAACGTGCATAGGTTTATTAGTTTTTGGGTTGATACGTAAAGCATCAGATACACGTATGTCGGTAAGTACAAAACCAGATGCCCTATAAATAGTGCCATCGCCACATTGCGTACCATCAGCAAAAGAAACGACCCAATCAATATGAGGGTAATGTTTTTTAATTAGTTTCATAGCAATACTTATGGCCCGACTTTCACTATTGCGTGGAAGTTTTTCACTAAAGGCCATACGGTTTAGCTCTATAAAACCATTCCATTTGGTGTTTCGCACGAGCCTTATTGTGCCTTTTTTATTAATACTTGGTCCAAACTGCATTGCACCTTCAAGTTTATTGTTATAGAAAACACCCAAATGTAATTGGCTATTAGGTACAACTTTATTTGAATAATGCAGCCTTTTTATTAATTTATTTGCATCTTGTGCTGCTATTGGTGCAACCTTAAGGTCTTTAGCTGACGCCATGATCTGAAGCCCAAGATAAAAAGCTTTCTGCAACCCTAGCTGCTGCATTGCCGTTACTATTTTCGTTTAAAGTTTGGTCAAACTCACCCATATTTTTGGCCAGTTGCATTGCTTCTTTAAAAGTTTCGGCTTGAGAAGTGTGCATTGTAAGGGTTATTTGTTCAAGGTCACTTTTATCTGCATCGCTTATTTCTGGGAAATCGACTTCATCAGCCGTTGCACCTAAAAGTTGTTCTAAATCGCCCTCTTCAAACCATGGGTCAAGGTTATGTTCAAAACTTAAATTTTCCAACATTTCAGCATCCCATTCTGCAAGGTCGCCTGTTCTGTTGTCGGCTAGTGCAAGGCCAACTTTTTCATCTTCTGTAAGGTTTTTACGTTTAACAGCAATAATTTCGTTGCCATCAGTTTCTATAACTTTTACATTTTCAAGGCCAATAGCTTTTGCACCTTCAACAGTACCGTTGCCAGCCAATACTCTATTGTGTTCATCAATAACAATTGAACGTGCAGCCCCGAATTCTCTAAGACTTGTTTCAATAAGTGTTGCTGACCTTTGGGTGCGTTTGCGTGCATTTTTATGGTCAGCGACCAAATCATTTAACTTTGTCATAAATAAACCAATCAGGCTTTGAATTACCTATTTTTTTATAAATATACATTGTCTCATGGAAAAAAAACATATCACCAATTTTTGGAATCCAAGTAACATCAAAACCATATTTTGTTCTCATGTTTTTTGCCCTTCAAACCAATCACTGCAATGTTCGTCAATATTTATCCATCTGCCATCATTTTTGGTATTTTCAAAATACTCCCAACAAGTACTATTTTGGTCCATGTAAATACGGCCATCATATAAACCAGTTGTTGGAAAATTTATTTTTTCATTTTTTGGACCGTAATAATTAAATTTCATCATTTTTTATCCTTTTTAGTTGACCATCGATAACTTTCATAATTATC